ACAATTACCAGCAGCACCATTACATAACGATGAGTTAGTAAGAGCATTCATGGACGTTGAGAAAGTTGCGCCTAATGGGTTAACTAAGCGTGAGCACTTTGCAGGTTTAGCAATGCAAGGTATTTTAGCTCACAGCTTTGGTCGTGGTGACGCTGACGAGTTAGCAATACAGTCTATCAAATGCGCTGACGCACTATTAAAGGAGTTAGCTAAATGAACCCATTACTAAGCAATCTACCCAGCATACTAGGCTTTATAGCGTTAACCCTATCCGTGTTTACATTAATACGTGAGGTTATCTGCTGGTACTTTAAGATTAATGAGCGTGTTGCTCAGAATAATGAAATCATTAAGCAGTTAAAGCGTAGTAATGACTATTTGAGCCAGCGGAGATAGATAGGTTATGAGTAGTGAATTAATAGAGTCACTAAAAGGTTACTGTGTAATCATTGGTGTGTGGGCTGTTGTTTATTTAGCGATGGAGCTTATGAAGCTGCACGCATTTATAATTGAATAATCAGGAGATAGATTATGAGTATACCGGTTGAGCACTTTTACTTTAAAACCCTAATAACTTGGGACTCTAATCTACTAGTGCGCATTCAATCACTGTTAGATATCGCAGGTTATTTTGTTGAGCTTCACGATATACACCCTGTATGTAATGAGGCAGGGGATTGCTACCTTGCAATTGTTCATTACTATGTAAAGCTACGTTAACCATAAACATTAGGAGGTAGATTATGCTTTACTTTGTTTGCTTTATTGTATGGGTAATTATAGTCACGGTTACCATTAAGGTTGTTCAGATGAACCGCACTATAGGTTTTATTGATGCTGCCAAGTCTTACGCAATAGAAAATATATTGTTTTATGTAATCTTTACCGCTTGGCTTGTGGTTACCAGTTAACCATAAATATTTAACACTAAACAAATTTATAGGTATGCACCACCTTTGACGGTGCGGAGAATTACAAATGAAAACATTAATATTAGCAGTTTTAGCCTTATCATTATCAGCATGTAGCACAGTGTCTTTTGTTACACCTGGCGTTACACCACAAGCATTTAATAAGGGAGTAAAGACTTGTGATGGAAAGGGTGGAGTTAAAATGGTTACTCAGACAATTGGCGTTGATTACGACGTATTTTGCATGAACGGTGATAAGCACCAGCTTTAATCAGCCATAAATATTTAAGGCCCCGCGTTTAGATTTAACTAAATGAGGACATGCACCCATGATGAAGCTATCAGCTAAATCATGGGACTTCTCAATTCTCTTCTTAACATCTTTTTTAGATTCAACCATATCTAATCCACGTTTAGAATAATCCGCTCTTGGTGCGCATAACTCGCTCTTTAATTCTTCAAGCCCCTTAATGTCACCACTAATACTAATCAATTCGCTCGGTTCATACGTCATACCCTTAGTTACAGCGTTAAAAGTATTACGCATTCTATCAGCAACATCACGCCAAGCTTGAGCCTTTAAATTCTCAAACTTAGCCTTATTGGTTATCTTGGGGGAGTATTCGCGAGTAGGGTTGAATACTTCAGCAGCAGCATTGAACTTAGAATAGTTTTTATGGCCCTTACCTTTTAGTATTGAGCCAACGCCAGCACCAACACCGATAGAGTCATATGATAATAATCCGCCATCAGCTAAGTCATATGCTCGTTGTGATGAGCGCTCTAATTCATCCTCACCCGCTTTCCATGCGTCCATAGTAATTGCTACAGCGCCATTAAATACTGTTACACAGTTTCTATCTGCCCCACTATCGGCAACATCGTAACCAGCACAAGTAGCGCCGAATAAATCTAACTCTAAATTAATGTGAGCATCGATACATGCGTTAACCCATGAGCGCTTGATAATCGATTGATCGTCATCTGCGTAAGGAATACCATTGTATACATGGTTGGCTAATTCCCAGTCTTCATCAAACTCCTCTGCAATATCACGTAAAGCTGACTCACCTAGAAAGCCGTTTTCATCATAGTTAATCTGACGAACCAATGCCCCTTTAGGTGGTGACTCCACTAATCGCTGCCAAGAGTAATCACTAATTAGCTGACCGTTCAGCGTAAACCACATTTCAGCGCCCTCATTACGCATAATGGTAGGGCGAATAGTGGTAAACATTTTCTTGGTTAGGTTTTGGCTTTCTTCATTCCACCATACAGTAGCACCCTCGAATGATTTAATCTCATCGATGTTACGTGCGATACCGTAGAACTTAAACACCGAGCCGTTAGTTTTATGCTCGATAGTATTAGCTGATATCTTAAAGTTATCGCTCAAGCCGAAGTATGCAATCTTATCTTTGAGTAGAGTATAGACAGAATCTTCAATCTTATTCTGATACATACGAGTACATAAGAATATTTCTTTGTGATGATTAGCTCGAGCTATTGCCATACCAGCTGCATCATGTGACTTGGATGACATACGTCCGCCGTGGAGTGTTCGCATAGTTACCGGTGTACCATCAGGTAATTTGCGAGTCATCCAGAAGTCTTTTAGGTTTGGATTGAGTGAAGGGTTACCCATAGAAATCATCGATAGTACTTCTTACTTCGACAGTTGATACTATTTCAGTAGGAGCGTTATCACCTTGCATAAGGTTATGCTCTTTAATTGCAGATATCGCAGCAGAGGCATTTAGAGCGCCTTTCTCTTCATCATCTAATGAACACCTTTCGATTAGCTTTTCTAGCTTCTTAAGTTTATCTGCTTTGGTCCATACGTATGATTCATCTGATTTCTTTTGGTGCTCTTTTATAGCTCTTGCAATGTCAGGTTTGGTCAGGTTTTCACTACCTACAGACTTAGCTGTCTTTTCGCTGTACCCTGCATCTATAGCGGCTTGTGTGGCGTTTCCGTTATTAAGCAAGTAAGCCTTAACGAATGCATCTTGTTTTGGTGTTAATTTATTTACTGCCATCATTAGCCCTGCCTTTGACGTTCAACCCCGCAAGGGTTGTTTATATGTGTACTGAGGGATGTTAACTAAGTTGTTGATTTAGTTATGTTACTACTTATCGTTTTTGCCCGTTAATTCTTTCTTTATATCCAGTACGTGTTTAACTATTAATACAGTTACCAATACAATACCTAGTATCGACGTAACAAACTTAGCTATCGGTTCATAGTTGGCGAACCATACGTTAAAATTTGCCATTCCTGTAACTACTACAGTCGCAGTCTTCGGGTGTGAAACAACCACATCGGCTGCCTGTCTTACTTTTTCGCCAATCATCTATTCTAGCCTTTCGTTTGAGGGTTCTTATACATGATAACATACGCCCCACGGCTATCAAAATTAACAGCACGAACCAAAGGATGTTTAGCGCCAAGTCCATTAAGTCCATTTGGTATCGCCCTTATTGTTAAGAGTAGAAATTGAGTGACCGATATTAGCGCGTAAGTCACATCGTAATACATCTTAACTTCGTTTATATGCAAGATAAGCCCGACTATATTTACCGGTATAAGCATGTAGCCAAGCCAAGAAACAAGTCTGTACTTATTATTAAGAGTGAATGCTATTGCTGTCTCTATTGTTGCGGCAGCTATAAAATAAAACTTATACTCTAAGCCTGGTGTACTAACGAGGTATACAGTCCAGCCAGTTAAAAACGTAATGGCCGCAAATTTAGTTCCTCGGAAAAATAAAAGGCAGGTAAACCCTGCCAATAAGATGTACTGATAAAGATACATACTAGATACTAATCTTTATCTGGATCGTTACCGCCGGGCATACTACAGAACTTACTAATCATTTTAACACCTCTTTAACATAATTGACATTGCACGGACATTTCAAGAATTTGTAATGTCAGCGTAATTATATCATCTTTTTGTAAATTTTATACCGAACGATGTAAGAATTGCCACACCTAGCCAGTATTGATAAAACTCTGGCATTTCTTCAAGTACAGAAAACCCTTCCTTGATAAATCCCACATAATCAGGAAAGAAACAAAGCACCAACGGTATCGCTAAAACTATCGTCCAGAATTCATCCTTCCAACTAAAGCGTCCATTCTCAGCCTGTATACTTTCCCATTCAGCTAAAGAGTCATCAGAGTTTTTAAGCCTATCTATTTGCTTTAGCTTTATGTTAGTTTTATTTTCATTTCGCTTAGTAAATAGATTAACTACCGGTGCCGCAATACCTGATATTAAGCTTGTAAACCAATTCATAACTTACCCCTTACTGGACATACCAGCCATTTCTTTATAGTTTAAATACTCACCCATATGAAAGTCAGCAGCCTTTTGCTTACCAGCCTCTTGAGCTACTGCCCATTGCTTATGATGGAAATTCATCTTTTCTTCATACCAAGTTTTCATAATTCAACATCCATAATGTGATTGCTAGCAAGTGCAGACTTAAACTTCTCGAAAGTACTCGCCCCTAATGGGGTGTTGTAAATGCGCTTATAGTAATTATACACTGCCCCGATGTCGTTATGGTCTGGTAGTGGCATTGGGTCCATTGAGTATTTTAAGCGAGCCGTTGCACAAGCGTACATAGGTGATGTGATTAATGATAACGGACTATCTTCGAGTTCGTAATCGGTCCTTAATGCTGATATTTCATATCCAAAATCATCCTCTCTCACCGCGTCACAATTATTAAATATATCATGGAATGTTTCTGGCTCCATTTGCCAAATACCCAGAGCAGGGCCGCCAACTTGTTTAATGTAATATCCGCAATTACTTTCTATAGCTGCTGTACATAACGATAAAAAGTTAGCGTTCTTGCTCTCGTAGTTACTACCCATATACAAATGAGTAGGTTTAATTATGTGATCGTAAAGCTGTTGTGCGTTCATAGCTCTTTTCCTTATTATTAAATGCTCTAGGTTTGGCATCCTAATTATTGGTAGGATGCCGTTTATAGTTGTTAGTGGCATTGTTAATCTAAAAATTCTATGGTTGGCTTTTCATCCCCTGCTACCATATCGAATTCATCTATATTTTCGCCGTCACGGGTATAATACTCACCCTCATTATAATTATAAAAACCAGTAGTAAACTCATTAACACCCCCGCGGTCAAATGCTATTAATATTTGACGGTCATCACCTGGCTTGTGGTCTGGTTTATTCATGTACATACTCTTACTCTCCTATCTGTTTAAATTATGGCGATAGTGTTAGCTATCGCCCTTGCTGGTTACTTTCTTTGTTCGCGAAATAACTCAGAGGCATCCCCATTACCATCAATCACTCTTAATTTTTTGACGAATATTTCTTGATAGTCCTTTGCCACTTCAATAATGGTCTCGTTACCACCTACCTGTGTACACATAACGCTTTCCGGAGTAATTTTTACCCAGCTAATTGATTTTCCATCAATAAACAAACCCTTATCATATTCAATCAAAAACATCTTATCTCTCACTTAATTTAATTGTTATATAAGCCACTGCTAAATTATTACAGCGCTCACATATGTATTTGTTATTACCTAAAGCGTAAAACGCAGCACCGATAAACAACGGAGTTCTGCAAAATTTACATCGTCTATCAGTGTGTGTTTTAGCTATGTTCATTGTTATATTTCCTGTATTTCTTTACTGACTTTTATCATGTGAGTAACTACATGTTCATTTTCAGCAAGCCATACCATTAACCTATCGAATTTAACATCCCCTTCAGGGCAGTCACCCCACAGTTTGATTGATTCATATTCGCCGTTTAGGTAATCAGAATCTTGAACGAGCTTTTTCATCTTTACCATTTTACTATCCATACATTACCCCTTAAGCGTCCTTGCTTGTTATTGTTTAGTTACTAATTAAAATGGTGGCTTGTTATCGTTAGCGTACCCACCTTGTGGAGCGAAGCCGCCTTGAGCCGGTGCTTGCTGTTGCTGACCTTGATTAGCGAAACCGCCCTGTGCTGGCGCTTGTTGCTGTTGATGAGGTACGAAGCCGCCTTGAGCTTGTTGCTGTGGTGCTTGTTGTTGTGGCGCTGCACCTTGTGGTGAATTAACAAAGCCCAACTTGGCATCTTGGATTAATAGTTTAGGGTATTGAGTATTACTCACATCTAAAATCAAACCAGTACCACTAACCGTAATGATTGCACCCTCAACTAATGCGCTACGATAAAACTCAATCTGAGCATCTTTAGCAAACAAAGCTGCATCGTAGTTAGTGTAAACATTTGTTTTTAGTTTAAAGTCATAGTTCTTTTCGCCTAACCCGACAAAGAATGTTACGCCGTTTTGTCCTGCGTGTTCGTTAGCTGGACGGTTTAGTTTTGCTGTTACTGAATGTGACATGTTCTTTCTTCCTGTTTAGTAGTTGATTGTTACGTTTTGGATTTTGTTATCTATTAGTGCCTGTGTTGCTGCTTTTGCGTTATCGTGATCAAGCCCTGCGTTAATGAATGAACTAAATATAGCCCGATTATATCCACGCACATGCTCGACATTTGCTAGTCGCTTATTTTCTGCAATTAATCTGTCTTGCTCCTGCTCTAGCGCTATTCTTGCTTGTTTTTTTTCAGCAGAAAGCTCAACATCAATGCGCATTTGGTTTTTTATCTGCTCTTGAGCTATTAACTCTTGTTCGCGGTCATACTCAAAAGTCTTGTTAATCAAAAGCGCCATTTCATGGTCGTTTTCTAGCTTCTGAGCATCTTCAATAGCTTGTTTACGCGCCTTTTCAGCATCAAGAATAACTTTACGTTCAGCATTGTAAGTATCAAGTAAGTCAGTAAACGGCTTGTTGGCAACTATAAGCCTTTCAACTATAGCGTCGTGCTCTTTGTTTACTGCTGCCGTGTTTGCCTTTGTAATCTTGATACGTGCAGCCTTTAGTTCTTTGATTATATCGCCAATTTCAGCGGCTCCTTTTTTTACCATCGTACGCTCAGGTAAATTATTCATATCAGCATATAAGCCGTCATGATACTTTTTGCTGTTTTCTTCTATCGAGGTAATTACGCCCTCAGTAGTTATTTTATTAAATATTGTAATTTCCATTACTGAACACCTCCATTAAATGAATTGTTTAATATTGTTGTTAGCTCTAATGATAGCTCACCCCATTTCTTAGCGATAACACCGCCCCAGTTTTCAGTTACCCATTTTGAATCTTGTGCGTTTGATTTGATTAACTCAATGCCAGGATCAACCTCCTTGAATTCTTCTTGCATCATTTGCACGTATTTATGATCGTCATACATACCCATAAATACATCAGCGTTAAAGCCAAGCTTACTAAGTGCCTTTGTTAATGCGTCAGTCTCAACTTTCTTTGCAAAGTCAGCATCAGGCTTTGTTCTGGCTCCGTCCTTGTAAGCGCTGATAGATGATGTAATTGGAAACTCAGCTTTAGGAAAGAAAAACACGCCATGAAAAACAACTATTCCAGTTAGCTCAACAAGGTTGTAATCAAAACTGATAGCTCTAAAACCCCAATCCTTGCCGTATACCCCGAACTGCTCAGTGGCATTCTTAATTTGACGCTGCGGGGCTATCGCTGTTATTTTGTTGCCGCGAACATTTGCGCTCTTAGTGTGGGACGGGTCGGTTTTCTCAACCTTATCCCACAAATCTAAATTAGACATCTAAACCACCATTTCCTTTTCAAGCTCTTGTTGTAAAAACTCAATTGCATTATGTATCGGTGATGTTAATGCGTCACCTCTAAACTCACGCTCTTCATCGTTAATTGTTACAAAAACCACCTGCTCTGGCGCTTCTGGTTCATCACAATGCTTAGCTATTTGATTTGCTATTACGCATGTCATTTATCTCACTCCTTAATTCATTCATCTTGTTTCTAATCGCTACCTTGTACTGCTCAGCAGTCGTGTAACTGTCATCTATTACAGATAGTAAATGCTTGCTTGCTTTACCGCTTAAACACCCCGTCAACGTGATAGCTTTGTACTCAATAGTGTCTTTATACTGTTTAGCTGTTTTGTACTTTCTTAAGTAGCCAGCTTCTAACACGTCAAGTAAATAAACTATTGATTGTGGTTTAATGCAACTTTGCTCTACGT